TGAAAGAATCATTTGCAAGCCCTAAATCTTATGTTACTTGGTCAATTGGACTTGTTCAGCAACAACAGATGTCAGTAACCAAACGAAGCACAAACATTATAAGGGAATACAGAAACTACCTCTGGAAGACAGATAGAGATGGAAAAGTATTAAACGAGCCAGAGCATCAGTTCAGTCATTCAATGGATGCGATACGATACGCAGTCCAAACATTAATCCCAGTCTTACAAAGAAAAGAGTTTATAAACGCAATACCAATATATGCAGGAGAAAAAAAATCAAACCCAGCAAGATAAGTACACAGTATGCCTAGCTATCAATGATAAATCTTATCAAGCCGAAGGAGATACTATTGAAGAAGCTTTATTACAGCTAGAGCCAGAGAACTACAAGACTGCTGGTGTTTTTACTATTATGTTAGGCGATAAGAAAAGAGAGCAATACTTTAATATCCACAAGACTAGAAGCCTATTTGAAAAGAAGATGTTTAGAGACTTTATGATAAAAATCCTCTTAATACCTAAATAGTATGTTAATGCACACAGAAACAATTAGTGCGATAATAAAAAAAATAATATGCAAATAGCACAAGATATATACAGCTATATAACTTCGGAGGAGACTAACTACGCTCTCCCAGTTCAGGTTATAGGCGACTACAACTGGAATATGAAGGATCATATTGAAACTTCTATTCTTTATAAAAATAGTACATATAAGTCAGGCAAGGATGACAATAAGCCATTTAAAAATATTACACGACCAATCCTCAACTTGCAGTACAGGGCTGAAGGATTTGATGTAAAAGATATTGAGCTATTTGTAGAGGATAAAGAGAACTACTACAAATCATTTTTAGTAAAGAAGTTTCACGAGAAGTGGGCAAGAGAGAACGACATAGACACCTTTATAGACGATATGGTTGAATCTTATGTTGATTTTGGTGGAGTTTTAATCAAAAAAGTAGATAAAGCAGTGCCAGAGGTTGTACCCATGCAGTCCATCGCATTTGTTGATCAGACGGACATCTTATCTGGTCCAATAGCAATCAAGCACTTCTTCTCACCTTCTCAATTAAAAGATATGAGGAAGAATGGTTGGGGAGATAAGAATAATGGTGCAACTGTAACTATTGACGAACTAATAACACTTTCTTTAGACCAGAAGGTTAAGGACAAGGAACGAGGAGAAGTGTCAGAGACTCCGGGCAAGTATATTGAAATCTATGAGGTACACGGCGATATGCCAGAAAAATACTTAGATGACGACACAGATGGCGAGGAGTATATCTCTCAAATGCACATAGTGGCGTATTACCCTAGCGAGAATGGAAAACAGGGTGTAACTTTATTTAGACAAGAAGAAAAAGATTCCCCCTTTAAGCTTGTAAGAAGAGATAAAATATTTGGCAGAGCATTGGGCTTAGGCGGAGTAGAAGAGTTAGAAGAAGCTCAAGTATGGATCAACTATGATGTAATCCGAATAAAAGAAATGCTTGACTCTGCTTCAAAGGTTGTTCATCAAACAGACGATCCTTCATTTACTAACCGAAACAACTTAAATGACCTAGAGAATGGCGAAGTCTTAGTCTTAGAAGAAGGAAAGCGGATAGGACAGGTTGATACATTCCCTCGTAACATGACCTTGTTTGATAAATCAACAAACGAATGGGAAGAACACGCAAGGCAAATGGGTAGTGCAAACGAGGTTAGTCTTGCAGAATCTCCTAAGTCAGGTACTCCATTTAGACTGCAAGCATTAGTAACTCAACAAGCTCTAAGCCTACACGAATATCGTAAGGGTAAAATATCAACATTCTTAGATGAAGTTTACAGGGATTGGATTATTCCTTACATCTCAAGAGAGGCAAGCAAAGAGCAAGAGTTCTTAGCAGAACTAGACTTAAAAGAAATGCAAGATATTGCAGACAGACTTACTGAGAATGTATCAAACGAATTTATAAAACAAAGGGTACTAGGCGGGGAGGAGGTCTTGCCTGAAGAGATTGAAGCATTAGAGGCTGAAACTAGAGAATCATTTATGAAAAGTGGTAACAAGAAGTTTATTAAAATCTTAAAAGACGAGATGAAAGATGCCTCTGTTAGCATAAGGATCAATATCGCTGGCAAGCAAGAATACATGGCAGAGAAAGTAGATAAGCTAACAAATGTATTTAGAACTATTGCTACTAACCCTGGCGTCTTAGCAAGCCCAGAGATAGCAGATATCTTTAATCAAATATTAGAGTCAAGCGATATAAGTCCAATAGACTTTTCAAGGATTCAAGCCCAACCTCAACAATTAACAGCTGAAGCACCAGTAGCTCAACCTACTACGCCACCAGCTATTTTATAATATGAAAATAAAAGAAGTACTAAGCGAAAAAGAACTCCGAGAGATCCAAAAGTTTTTAAACAACCCAGCTCAAATGGGGGCAGTTAAAAAGGTTCTATTAGCGAACCTCTATACGAACGGTACAATCCAGCCAGATAAGAACCCAGAGCCAATGTACAACTTTGCATTATCTCTAGTAGCTGGAATGGATGGAAAGCAAGTTAAAACAAATGAAGAGATAGGTAGAGATTTAAGAGCAGCCCACGAAGGAATCCTATTAGTTGAGGGTGGGTTTAGAGATTTAGAGAAGTTAAGAGTAATTCCAACTAAGGAAAAAGATAAAAAAAATAAGGCACGATAATTAATTAATAAAACATAAGATATGAAATATCTAAAATCTATAAGTGTTACAGTTTTTGCACTTTTGCTCATAGTCGGAGTAGCTAAGGCATTAACATTAAGTGGCACACCTAAAGAAATAAAAGAGCTAGTTGGTCAAGAAGTTCCAACAGAACCTTCGTTGGGCGGAGCTTACTTTACAACCGAAGCTGTAAATATAGGTAATACTGCGGTAACAACGACTCCAGCAGTTTACTTAGAAACAGGAAGTGCAAGTTCAACACTCTCATTTAATTGTGATGAAGCGTCGCAAATAGATCTAAACCTTTTAGTTGTAGCATCTTCTACTGCGTCAAAAGTTCAATGGGAATATTCGTTTAGCGACGATAACGCAGTTTTTTACTTTGAAGATGGTAGAACGGTTGATTCAAAGGTATCAGTTACTCATGGTCAAAGTGCATTACAGCATTACTGGACACCAGCGACTACCGCTACAACTACTAAGAACATAACTGTAACCCCAGTTGCTTCGAAATACTGTCGTGTAGGTTTCTCTGTTAGTGGTGCAAACGCAGGAATACTTGGTTCAGCTATATTAAAGAAGCCCTACTAATTAACTACAGAAAAATATGAAACATTTTAAGAAAAGTTTAGGCATATCTCTTGTTGCGTTGTTTCTTATCGTCGGAGGAGCTTATGCACTAACAATTACAGGTTCACCTCAAGAGGTTAGGGAACTTGTACAAAACGAGGGGATGTTAGGTAGTGGCGGTGTCGTAGTTGACTCTCCACCAGCTGATATAAACAGTTCTCTTACACCTACAACAAACAATACCTATGATATAGGTACTTACGCACTTTCTTGGAAAGATATCTATGCTTCAGGAACGCTATATCTTGGAACGCTAGACGTAGGCTCTGTAACAATAAACGAAATTTTAAACGCAGACTTGAATGTAACCAACGCAGGAAGAACTGCAACAACAACAATAGCAGCAGGTACGGCAGGTAATACTACTTCAACTTTTGCAGGTGACGTAGATATTGCAAGTCTATTTTTAGGACTATTTGAATTCCCATTAGATGCTGGAGTAGTAGATGCCTTTGATATACCAATCAGTCCAGCCGCAGCAAATACAACTCGTGAAGGATATGCTTTCTTAATGGATGGCTACCCTTTACTTACACTTATAGGACAAGCAGATGGTTCAGGTGCAGCAACTTCAACTGGAGTAGGTATAAGAACTCAATATCCTTCTTCAACCTTACACGTTGCAAATGATTACTTTGATAAAGCAAACAACCCAGCTACTTCAACCCTAACCATTGGCGTAGATAATATAAGTCCAGGATGCTTGAAGATGCAAGATACAAATAGAGCTGGGTGGACATATTTAACAGTAATAGATGGAGTAGCAACTTATAGCCAAACATCTTGTGAATAATTAATTTATAAATATGATTAAAAAAGTATTAATAGTGGTTGGAGTTAGTATAGCTTTGTTAGGTGGACTGTTGGCATTTCTTGATAAAGTCCCCTTAATGTTAGGAGTTACTTCAAAATCTATTGTATATAACGAGAGTTCTGCAAACTTTGATTTTGTTAATACAAATAACAGTGGTAATGACGCTAATACAGTTTTATATATTAAGGGCGACAATGATCATAACGCAACAGCTTTTCACGATTATTCTGCTAATGCTCACGCAATAACAGCTAATGCAGACGTAAAGCATGTAGGAACCTTTAGATTAGCTAGTACAAGTTCAATATATTTTGATGGAACAGGTGATGGTTTAACAATGGCAGACCATAACGACTTTGACATAACTGGTAATTTTACCTTAGAAGCGTGGACTTACTATAATGATAGACCAGATGTGAATGGTGAAGTTTATAGGATATTAGCAAGAGGAGATGTAGTTGCTAACAATGGTGACTGGGCTTGGGGTATTGGTAGTGCAGCAGGATGGCCAGATGGAGTAGGATTTAGACATAATTTTGCCATAAAAACTGGTGGGTCAATTAATGAATATACGTCTCCAGTTATGACAGAATATGATGCCCCAGTTAATACTTGGAATCACTGGGCTTTAGTTAGAAATGGTGCTGACATATTATATTTTTTAAATGGTGTATTACAGGAAACAGAAGCTACGGCAACTGAAAGTATGTCTGGTACAACTTCAATTTATGTAGGTGCTAGACTTGTTACCGCTGCATTGGACGAAGAATTTAAGGGACTGATGGACGAGGTAAGGATTAGCAATGTTGCAAGATATACAGCCAATTTTACTCCAGTAAGAAATCACGGTGGATATAGCTTTAAAACAACAGACGCTGGTGGCACCACACTTATAGTGCCTTATCAAATTGAACGATAAAAACTATGTATAAAAAACTAAATTACTTAATAATAGGAATAACACTATTAATTAGTTCTCTCTATATAGGGGTTGAGTATTTAGGTGCAACCATAAACTCAGTAAGGATAGATAGAACTGATATTGCTTTTAGTATAGATTTTGCTAACAATGATGGTTCTTCTATAGCATACGATAGCTCTGGACAATCAAGGCACGCAAACGAAACTGGGACAGTTACATTTAATGATGAAGGCATTGATATGTCGGGAACAGATAATAACTATCTATCTGCTAACTCAACAGGTGTATTTAATAATCCAGACATAAGTATAGTATTCCAATTTACTCCAGATACTGCAGCTGACTTCAACGACACATATTTTATTTTTGATGTAACTAGCCCTAATCAAGGGTATTACATAATACATAGAAACGACGCTTTAAATAACAGACTAGATATTAAACTAGGAACTCAAGCAGCTACTCAAATCCCATTTACAACTTACGGAAAGTTTTGGAAGATAAACGAAAAGAATATCTTAGTAATAACCTCATCAAATGGAGATACAGATATTTGGCTAAATGGAAATAAGATTTTAGACAATGACTCTACTGCTTGGACTAGAACCAGCAACCCTTCAGGTGTAAACTTTGGAACTCAGTGGAATGGAGCATTTAGTTATGATGGAGGATTTAACTACTTTAAGGTTTGGAAAAGGAAATTAAAAGATTCAGAAGCAATTACAATCTCAAAAGATAGGCATACAAATTTACAAAGCAACTCAACAACAGACCACTCAGTAAAACTAGATTTGGGTAATAACAATGGAAGTTCAATCTTCTATGAAACTTCTGGAAATCAAAAACACGCAACCTCAACTGGTTCAGTAACATATAATAACCAAGGGTTTGACATTTCGGGTTCAACTGGTAGTTATGTAACATTTAATGGAACTGGCGTATTTAATAGTGCTAATCAAGCTTTCGCTATCAAGTTTACACCTGACTTTAATTGGGACGAAAATGTAACTAGATTTCTATTTGATGTTAGGGATGCCAATCAAAACTATACTATTTTAAAAAGAAATGATGCTTCAAACAATACTCTTGATATAAGGATTGCTGGTGGAGCTACTATTGCAATTTCCGTAGCAACTTACGCTTCTTATTGGAAAGCAAATGAAGAGAATGTATTAGTTTACTCTGGTGCAAGCGGAAACAATAATCTTTGGTTAAATGGAGTTAAGATTTTAAATAGTAATGGTACCACTTGGACAGCAGATGACCCTAATCTTGTTGTACTTGGCTGTCAGTTTGCATTTAATGCTTGCTTTGATGGCACGATTAATTTTTTTAAGGTTTGGGACAGGCAGTTAACTGACCAAGAAGCATTTGCTATTAGTAACAATAGAAAGGTAGTTATCAATGGACCAACTAGAAGCTTGATTGCTTATTGGTCAATGGACCAAGATACAGTAAATGGAGATATTCTGTATGATAATGGTGGTAATGGACTCTCAGTAACAGCGGTTGGATTTGATACTAACAATGGCGTAGTAACCTCAACCATTGGAAAGGTAAACACTGCGGTAGACTTTGATGGAACAAATGGATATATGACCGTACCTCTTGGCATTAATCCAAGCCTAGATAGTACAGCCACATTCTCAACATCTCTTTGGTTTAAAACAACAGATACTTCGGCAACCTCATCTATCTTTGGATACTTTGATAGTGTGGGAATATTCCAAATCGCTATGAATAGTGGAAATATGAAAGTAACAGTAGGACAAGCTGGTGGAACTGTAAATGTAGTAGAAACTCCAGCAGATGTATATAACGACGGCAAGTGGCACAATCTCGTCTATACCTATGATGGAGCTGGAAACGCAAAACTATACTTAGACGATAGCTTAAAGGATACAGATGGAACGTCGCCTTCATCGTTTGATTCTGCAACTACCAATGCAAATATAGGAGCTGTTGGAGATGCGGCAAACGGAAATGGTTTCACTAAGTTTACTGGAGAGATAGACGAAGTTAGAATTTATAATCATCTTTTAAATGCAGCAGATGTGGCAAATGTAAATCAGTCATTTAAGAGGACTAATATTCAATAGTATGACCAAATCAATAATATATTTAATCATTTGTGCAGGTATAGTCGGCTTGATTGTATTGGCTGGATTTATGTCGCACGAAAAAGTAGAAGCTCACTCAGAGCCGTTATTAGGGAAGAAGGTAGATAATATCAAGATAGGCAAAAAGACCTTAAATAGAGCTAATTATAAGGCAAAAAAGACGCTATTAAAGAACAAGATAAGAAACAAAGAAAAACCAACATTTACCGAATTAGCCGAATGGAAAGATACCTTAATTAATCAGCTTAAAGAATGTAGACCGTCTTATAAAGGTACAGGCAAAATAGATATACAAGTATTAAATAGTTTTTTAGAACAAGACTGCTAACAAAGGAGGCACTCAATGAAAAAGGCACTGAAAGATTACAGCGATACTGCAATAGTAATCGGAATAGCAATAGGATTCGTTCTTTATATGGGAGTTAAGATACAACATCAAAACCTAAAAGAAAGGTGGCTCAAAAATGGAAAATCAAGGAAGAGGTGAAACCCATTGCAAATTTTGCATGGGATATCAAGAGCATGTATTAGTAAAAGAAACCCATTTGCATTTGATAATCCGATGCACCAAGTGTAAGAGAGTACAAACCATATTCAAGAAAAATCCAAACGGGAGGAAGTAATGGAAATTCTAGCAACGATTGCGATTATATTGATTATCGCTATGTTGATAGCTATGATTTACGAGGCTTAAGATGAAACCTCAAATCAAATTAGGCTGTAAGATTTGTCGCGAAAAGACTGTTTTCACAATAGATTGGCAACTATTAGACGCTAAATGCATCATCAGATGCACCAAATGCCAAACATCGTTCCTTATTCAATTCACGGGGGAGCAATAAAAACTCCCCCAACTTATAACTATAAAAAAAATAAGCTTCACACTAATAGCGTTTGCTCAACTTATAGGTAGGTGAAGCTCCTATATTTGAGCAAATTCTATTGGTAAAAAATATATGCCATCAGGAATCTATAAGAGAACAAAAAAACATAGGGATAGTATGAGTAAGGGGAGAGAAGGAATAAAGCTTTCAGAAGAACATAAAAGAAATATCGGGTTAGCGAACACAGGAAAGAAGCGGACAAAAGAAGCTAGGCTAAAGATGAGTAAGGTTAAACTAGCTAAATCTAAAGAGAACAAATATACATATAGACAAATTCATTATTGGCTTGTAGCACATTTTGGGCTAGCTAAGCAGTGCGAATATTGCAAGGTGTTACCCGAAGATTATAGAACTGCAAAAGGATTACCCTCTAAGCGTTATCCAATTCAATACGCATTAATTAAGGGCAAACAACATAGTAGAAATAGAGAAAGTTATATTTGTTTATGCTATGGATGCCACGGAGAATATGATACTAGAACTTTTGAACAAAATAAATGATGCAGTTGCTTCAGGTAAAAGTACAGAAGCACTTGTCTTATTACCTAAAGCAAAGGCAGAGGCAGAGAAGGTCCTAAAAGAATCAGAAGAACTTTTAGAGGAAGTTAAGCTATTAAATGAAGATGTGAAAGACTTGCAGATTGCATTAGAGAATATGCCAAAGCCTTGCAGTCATAAATGCTTTTTATGTTTACTTAAAAAATTAATAAAATAGTCTTATGGAAAAAACATTAGTACAAGCCGTAGAAGAACTACGGGACAAAATTAATTCGCGAGATACAGAAGTTCTTGTAGCTTTTAGTTCGCTATTAAAACAAGCCAAAGAGTTAGAGGAAGGTCTTATTGCATTAAAAGATGTAGTACCATTAGCGGATTTAGGCAGTGGATTACTTGACTTACTTGAGGAAGCAGAGTTACTTAATAAATAACTTATAATTTTATGTCAGAGAAACTCAACCTCAACAAAAGAGATGGCAAAAAAATCCTTATAGGTCTAGGAATCGCCTTAGCAGGTGCAGCCTTAACTTATTTAGAGGGTATCGTGCCAAACGTTGACTTTGGTGAATTAACTCCACTTGTAGTGGCACTCAACTCGGTTCTTGTGAACTTTGTGAGAAAAGTCTTACAAGGTAAATAAGTATGGATGGACTTTTAAAGTACGCAAAACATGGCATCATTGGAGTCATATTGGCTCTTATTGGACTGGTAGCCTTACTTGCTGGAGGATACTATAAAACAGTCGGAAACCATATAGACCATAACACAAAAGCACTAACAGGAGTTGAAAGAGCGTTAGAAGGTAATACTAAGGTAATTGAATCTAACACCATGATGATGAACACACTTTTATTAAAAAAATAACTATGGGTATTCTAGCAACAATAATTGCAGGCATTCCACTCTTTATAGGAATAGCATTGATTGTAGAAGGATACGACAAGAAAAGCACATACAAGCCGATGTGTTTGGCAAGAAAAGATGGGGATAGATTTATAGCAGTAGGGATATTCCTTTTAGTAGTAGGAGTGTCATTCATGTTAGCAATAATGTTTACTTAGTTTTATGAACTTACCTTACAACAATATAATTACAGAACTTCCAGCAGAAGAGGATTATGAGTTCTTGGGTGGATCAACAACAGATAAGAGCATAGGTGGGTTAGCCTTAGTAGAGACTGGTCAATGGGACAAGTTTTTACCAGTATTTGAACTTCAGAAGAACAACCTATTTGATAGCTATAGCTGCGTATCCTATGCAAGAAACAATGTTCTAGAGGCTTTGCATATAAAAAAGTATGGAGAAGAAGTAAATAACTCTGATAGATTTACATCAGTTATGACAGAGACCGTACCAAGAAGAGGAAATAGCTTGATCAAGGGTGCAAAATTAGCAAGAAAAACAGGCAATGTCCTAGAGTCAGAATATCCATCTATAAGACCAGATATGACAGAAGCTGAATTTTACCAGAAGGTTCCAAAGGAAATTAAACTTTTAGGCTTAGAGTGGCTTGAATACTACAACTTACAATATGAGTGGGTAAATAAACTAATGCTAACAAAGATAGACAAGAAGAAAGCAATGAAAGCATTAAAGTATAGTCCACTTCAAACTGCAATTGACGCTAACACAAAGAACCCGGCACGATTTAGGGGATATAACGATTCAGTAATAATCTATGGCTACGAGGAAGGCAAGCATTGGAAAGTGTTTGGATCATACCCACAGACAACAGGAGATTATCCTTGGGACTATCCATTCTACAATCCATTAAGGTTTGATCTTACAAGGATAAAAATTAAAAAAACTCCCGAGGTTTTACCAAAGGAGGAAAACGATATGAAGTTACTTAAAATAGAAGAAGACCCTAAAATATATTTATTAGATTTTTCAAATAGATTGCATCATATCGCAGACGAGGAAAGTTACGAAAGAATAATAGATTCAAGCAAAGACTTTACCCGTGTAAAGGTTGTAAGCAAAGAAGTTTTAAATGAATATCCTATGGGTGAAACTCTGAATATGACAGGGATGAGCTTAATAGATGTAATAAAGTTTTACATTCGGAATAACAAGATAAAAATTAATGATTAATTGACTATTTAATTTGCAAACTTGTTTATATCAAAAAGATATTGCAAGCGTAAACTAAATAAAAGGTCTATGTTACGAGGAAAAATGCCCTCTTTGCGAGATAAACACGCAGAAGAGGACGCTAAAGAAGAAGCTCTTAGACTAAAAGAGCTTGAAAAAGTAAAGAAGAAAGCAGCAAAAGAGGCTGAAGAGTTAGAAGAAAGGCTCGAAGAACTCGAGGAAGATCTCGAGGTTAAAAAATCTAAAGGTCGGTCAAAAAAGGATAAAAAATCTAAATAATACAATTATGAAAAAGAAAACAAAGAAAAAACTATTATCAGTTTTGCCTGGTTTAACAGCCGTAGCTTTGGTAGGCGTATTGGGTTTAGGTCTTCTAGCTACAGCTTATTCAGGTGGTTCACCTAAGTACTTAGTTGAAGGAGACTTAAATGTTACTGAAGCAGTACAACCTGCAGTAGTAGTAGCAGAGCCAGCACTTGGTGCTTTTCCTGGCACAGACATATATGTAGCACCTCGATTTAACGTAGGTTTTGGTAATAGAGTGTTAGCAACAAGCACAACTGGATCAGCAGTAACACTAGCTGAAAGAGACTTGCTAAACTACGATATATTTGAAATGTCAAACTATACTCAGAATCTAACTATCACCCTTCCAGCAACTTCAACATTGTCTGGAGTATTAAGAGACCCTGGTGATAGAAGGACTTTCATGATTAGAAGTATGACAACTACAACTGGTGCAACAGTTCCTACTATTACAGTAGCAGCAGGAATTGGATGGGACTTACTCGGCGTTGACGCAAACGTTGATGTTATAGCACCTAATGTAACATTGACTATGGATTGCTATCGTGAGTCATCTTCTTCAACCTTGTTCACATCTTCAAATATTGTTTGCGGATTACAAGAGTTAATAGCAGTAGATTGATTTGTATAATTATATAAGTTAAATATGAGTTCTCAATCTCGTTAAAAATTGGCTCGCGGTTATTATTCCGCATAATAAAAATTAATTTGAGCTATCGTTTGCTAACATAAACGACCGCTCCATTATCATTTATGGAAGAAGAAAATACAAATGAGGAGGTTTTAGATGACGTTGATACAGATTCAACAGAAGATAAAACAGCCGAACTAGAAGCCGAGCTTCAAAAAGAAAGAGGTATGAGAAAGAGAGCTGAAACTAAAGTTAAGAAGATACAGCTTGCCTCTTCTGAAAAAGAAGAAGCTCCTGAGAAAGTAGAATCTAAATCAAGTGAATTAGATTATGACGACGTTTATCTAGCTGCTAAAGGCATTGAAGACGATGCAGAGGTTGACTTTGTAAAAAGTATAAAGAAGAAAACTGGTGAAAATATTAGAACCGTTCTCAAAGACGAATTTGTTCAGAGTAGATTAGAGCAAATGAAAGCAGATAGTACTGCTCTAAAAGCTACTCCAACAGGATCTAAAAGAGGTACACCGTCAGCAGGTAAAAACTCTGTTGATTACTGGTTAGCTAAAGGGGAGTTTCCACCTAAAGGTGAGACAAAACTCCGTAGAGAGTATATTAATCGCAAGATGAATGATGGCGATAGTGGTAGTATTTTCACAGATAAACCCGTTTCTTAATCTCGTTCATATTGATTCTTATTAACTAATAACAATCATTATGGCTAGTACATGGGTATATCCTGAACAATGGGCAGAGAAGTTGCAAGAGCGACTAGACTCTCCTCAGAACTTCAAGGAAGTATGTAAAGTTGAAATAAACAACTCTAGGGTATTGCATAATCCTTACCAGTCAACAGAAGTAACAGCTGTTGCACATACAAGAGGAACTGCATATACATATCCTAATTTAGTAAATACAGATGAATCAGTTACAATTAACCAATCAAGGGCTGCAACTACATTCATCGACAGAGCTGACCTTGCTCAACAGAAATACTCTAATCAAATGAGAGCAGCTGATGTACAAGGAACAGTTTTGAACGAGTATCTTGAGACTGATATGCTTGCAAATCACGGAATGCTTACAAATTTCGACAACACAGAACTTGGCGGAGGTGCTGGAAATATCACAGTTTCAGCTTCTAACATCGACGATATTATCAGAGGTGTTAAACGCAAGGTTCGTGTAGCAAATGGCGTAGCAATGGCAAACAGACATGGATACTTCATTATTTGGAGACCAGCGGACTTCGAGATTCTCGAAGCGTTTGCACAGGCTAACGGATTTAATACCGCAGATCGTGCATTACAAAACGGCACTATCGAAGGCTTTAATTTCATGGGTGTTGACCACCTAGTTTCTAACTCACACGCATCAGGACATTTGATGGGTGGAGTTAAGAAATTAATGCACTTAGGAATCGTAAAAGACACTTTTGGACAGGTAACGATAATCCAAGATCCAGGACTAAAGTCTGGTGTAGGTATCGTTTCTCGTGTTGATTGGGAGTTTAAGGTTTGGACTAATACAAAACCACTCGTTTTTGACATCTTGGTCAACTAGGTTGTTTCGATTTACTATCTCTCTGGCAACAGGGAGATAGAACAATATAAATAACTTAAAAAAATATGCACATTGCAGACATTAACGCAGAAGCACGAGCTTTAGTAGATGCAGATACTACTTCATTAACAGATGCAACACTTCTTAGAAGGGTCAATGCAGCTTATGAGGAGGTTATAGGAAAACTACTTGCACTCGATACTAACTGGTCTTTTGGCGACAGCAACTATACCTCTTTACCTACGGGGCTATCTAATCTCACGGCAGGGACACAGGCATACCAACTAACAAGTGGCTGGTTGAATATACACTCTGTTCAGATTTTAGATGATGATGGTAATTGGAAAGAACTTAAGCCTAGGCTTTTAAAAGACCTTGAACCAATTACAGAGTACCAGGAGACAGACGGAGAACCAGCAGAGTACGCATTAAGAGAGGATTTTTTGTTACTCTTTCCAGCTCCAGCTGCCGCAGACGTAACTACCACCAATGGACTCAAGCTTATAGTAGATAGAACTGCGAGTGTTTATACGTCAGGCGAGGTTACAACTGGCACAAAGGTTCCAGGCTTTGCCTCACCTTGGCACGTTCTCTTAGCTTATAAGATGGCACTTCCTTACGCTCAAAGTTATAAGCCAAAGCGTGTTCCTTTTTTAGTAAACGAAATTAACCGACTTGAAAGAGGACTGATAAACCACTATTCAAAAACAAACAAAGACACTTTAGTAAGAAAAAAATTAAGTCCAGCATTAATAATCCACAGGTAATATGGGACAAATAAGAGAAATAAACATAGCACAGTTCAACGGTGGTATTTCAACAGACGAGCGAAGCCCACAGGCAAATGTATGTAGGCATTGTGAGCATTTTGATATTTACACCTCGCCTTATAAGCTAATCCCTTATAGAGATACAGAGGCAGATGATGATACTGGCGGCGGTGCTGGCACACTAGATACTTATGATGTTAAGCATTTTCAATTAGGATTAAATGGCAGCTTATATGCAATAGGAGTTTCTGGTTCTACGGTAAAAGTACTTAGTAAAGCAGACCCAACTACTGGTAATTGGACAGTAGAGTCTAATGCAAGTGTTTCTGCACGAATAGACGGTGCTTTTATTGAATGGCAATCTAAATTTTGGTTCTTTACCGGGACAAATAAGTTAACCAGTTGGACTATATCAGGTTCAACTTTTACAGATGAAGGAACAGTTGGAACTATCACAAGTGTAGCTCAGGGCGTACTAGGTCCGGACAATAATTTGTACATGTTTTACGATAATAAGGTAGTAAGAGTCAGCTCGGCAAGTGCAGAGGAAGATGATGTGTTCACTGCAATCCCATCTGATATGAGAATAACATCTGCTACTCGTTATGGAGCATACCTGGCTATTGGCTGTTCCTATGGAACTTCAAATACAGCCTCTCCCGCTGGAGTTGCCAAGGTGTTCCTCTGGGATTACGCAACTACAGGTACAGCTGCTGATGTTCTTGATTTTGGAGAAGGAAATTTAAATGTATTAGGAAATGTAGAGGGTTCATTAATAGGAGTGTTAGATAAATACATGGAAAAGTCTACCGTAGGAGATGATCTATCAGTAGGGCAAGGCACAATGGTTGTAAAACGATGGGCGGGCGGAATTGTACGAACGGTTAAAGAACTTCAAGCCAATCAATCAGTTACCTTGGGTAGAATGTTAAAAGACAAGGTAGAAAAAGATAACAAGCTATATTGGGTGGCATCAGTTCCTTATTCAACTTCAACCTCAACAGAGTCTACGTATAACTTGGGGATTTGGAGCTTTGGTAGAAAAGACTCTAACTCCGAACTTGCTCTTAGCCTAGATTACATAGAAGCAAATATAGCCACTGCAAACTATAAAATAGTTTCTTTTGGTGCAGCTGGTAACTACTGGTTCATCAACCATTCAAATGATGGGTCTGTTCATAAGACAAATGACGTTGCAGCATACACAACAACCTCACTCTATGAGACTCAAGTTTTTGGGGATGGGCATCAAACGAACAAATTAAAAGGAGTGTCCCTTTCTGTAGATTCCCTAAAAAGAACCGCCACCATGACAATAGCAAGCCCAGCTGTTGTTACCTTAACTGCACATGGTTTCTCGGCTGGCGACAGCTTCTTTTTTACAACAAGCGGTGCACTGCCTACTGGGGTATCAGCAAATACAAAATACTACGTGTTATCAAGCGGTTTGACTGCCGATGCATTTCAATTTGCTACAGCAGCCGGTGGAACTGCAATAGTTTCAACTGGTAGCCAATCAGGGACTCATACAGCCCACTCTGGCAAATGTGCTCTTAAGTATAAAAAAGATGGTGAGTTAAGTTGGACTACGATATTTGATATTGACATAGACAGCACTTTTGATAATAACAATGTCCCAGCGTTTAGACGTAAGGCAATTAATATAGAAAGCTCTGGAACAACTCTACCTGATTATAGAGAGATTGAATTTAGAATTGAATCAACAAAAGGTATGGCTATAACCGGGCTTAGGATTAGGATTGAAGAAATAACAGATGGTTTGTATGGCTGAAGATATTTTAAAATTAGAGAATAAACTCAAAAACCTTGAAACAGAGTTTGAAGACTTTTCATATTCTATAAGCAAGAAATTAGGTAACAGTGGTGCAAGAGAGGTGGTAACTCAAATAGCAAATGGATCAAAGCTTGTCATAGGTCAGACAGACGCAGTCTTTAAAGCTGACCAGAACGGAATCTACTTAGGTAACGCAGTATTTGCTTCAGCACCTTTTAGGGTATCAATGGCAGGAGCACTAACAGCTACTTCTGCAACTATTACTGGTTCTGTTATAGCAACAGGCGGTGCTTTTGGCGGTTGGGTCTTAACTGCTACAACTTTTTATAACTTGGTCAGTGGAACTCCAACAGCAAGTCCCTCAGATGGCTTGGTATTTGATGCTACCAATCAAGTTATTACAGCCTATGAGAATACAGAAAAGCGAATAGAGGTTGGCAAATTAAGTAGTGGAATCTTTGGCGTTAAAACTTATGACGACAATGGTACTACTATTTTACTGGAAGTTTCAGACACTCAAAAAGTTGTTGCTGGCTGGACAATAAGTTCAACTACCCTAGCCAACTCAACTAATATAATATTAGACGCCTCTAACAAAGCAATCAGTATAAATGACGCAACCTTTGGCAATCAAGGGATACAGGCTCAATACAATTCAGGGACTCCAAGATTTTATTGTGGAGATGGTGCAGACCAACATTTAAACTTTGATGGAACCAATACAACAGTCAATAACTCAACACTAGACTTCCAGAATGTATTTGGAGATGGGGCAGATGGCTCTCTAACAACCTCAGGGGATGTAGCCCTAACATCCGATACTTATTATACAGATTTAACAATTAGCACAAACGATAAAGTAGATACTGCTGGATATAGACTATTTGTAAATGGAACATTAACCATAAATAGTGGTGGAGTAGTAGAAAGAACTCCTAATGCAGGTGGTAATGGTGGAAATGCCACATTAAACCACACAATAGGAGCGGCTGGAAGTGCAGCAGGGGCTTTAGCAGATGGTTCTGTAAAAGGGGCGTTGGCTGGAGAGGTTGGGATTGCTGGCACACTTGGAGTTAGCTATACAACTACTGGGGCTGGCTCAACAAACGGTACTGCTGGTACCAACGGCACTAATGGAACAAATATAACTAAGTCATTAGCATCTGCTGACGGTGTAGCAGGGACTAACGGAGCAGTTGGTGGTAATGCCTCTGTATCTCCAATATCAGGGACTGGTGGAGCAGCGTCTACTGGTGGCACCGCTGGTACAAGAACTTCTACTCCTAAAAATGAGATACGAAGTGAAACAGCAGCATATATGCTTTTTGATACGATAGATGGAACACAAATGCAGGCAGCACCTTCAAATGGAAATGGCGGAACTCCTGGAATTGGTGCAGTAGCAAAGGGTCCGAGTGGTTCTGAGGTTGGGAGTGTATATTCTGGTGCATCTGGAGGGACAGGTGGTGGTGGCTCTCAAGGCGGAATATGTACAGTCTTTGCTCGTAAAATAATTATTAACTCTGGAGGAACTATGAGAGCTAATGGTGGAGATGGAGGAGCTGGTGGAAACAGTGGAGACAGCAGAACATCTGGTACAACAGGAGGATTAAGCTATGCTGGTGCAGGAACGCCTGGGGCAGTTGGTGGAAGTGCTGGTAACGGAGGCATACTTATTTATGTTTATTCAAGTTTAACAAATAATGGCACAATAGAGGCTGTAGCAGGTACGGTTGGAGCAGGTGGAAGTGCAGGAACAAAAGTTGAGGAGACTGGAGCTTCTGGAACACCCGTTGCAAATCAGGGTGCTTCAGGTGCAGCAGGTGCAACTGGAATAGCGGGGGTCAGTATTCCTATTAAGGTTTAAATATGAAGTATATCTTTTTTCACAAAAATAATAAGATTAAATTTTACTCAAAGGGAATTAAGGTTTCTAAATCTTCTTTACCCCATAAAATAATCAATTTAAAAAAATCAGAAGAAGATAAGTTAAAGGAAAACTATGACTTATCTATTAAAGGAAATAAACTTATTTTTACAGAAGCTCCTCATCAAAAAAAGTTAAAGAAAGAAAAGGATAGAAAGGATACACTTGAACAAGTAAAAGAACTTAAAGGACAAATCAAAGATATGGCAGCTAAGGATGCCATTGATAAAATTTTAAAAATAATTGAATCATAAACATATGGCACTACCAAAACAAATTAGAGGCAAATTTTTAACTGACCCAGAAGGTAAGAAATTTTTTAGAACAACAGAAACAGGTTTAGAAGAAGTAACAAAGCAATCAATAGGCGGGGGAGAGGTCTCTGGCGTTGGTGCCGAAGAATTAGCATCTCTGCGTAGAGGTGAAGTTTTTGCTGGTGGTGGTTTACAAACTGCTTTTATGCCAACCTTTGAACAGCAACACGGCACAGTTGCTGCAGTTCAACAGGGTAAGCTAGATAGAGCAATTAGACCCGATGAAATTCGTATGCTTAGAAAAGCTGGCATATCTGAAGCACAGTTAGGCGGAGTAAAATCAGACGCAACATTTGATCAACAGTTTAGAGCGAGAACTGGGAGGTTTCCTACTAGAGCAGAGAGTATTGCAGGAGGACAGACAGTACCACAACCTACCGCTCCAATAGGAGAAGGTGTTGCAGGTTTAACAAACCAAGAAGCATTAGCAAGACTTAAAAAAGAACAAGAAAATATAGCTAAATATGGCACAGCAATTCCTACTCCTGATCAAATAAAAGCTGGACCGATAGTTCAACCAAAGATAGATACGGGCGTTATCTCAAAAGATACAATAGGTGATACTAAAAAAGATAAGTTTGTAACACCAAAAAAACCAACAACTACAACTGGAGTATTCTTAACACCAGAACAACAAAGACAACAAAAGGAGTCTGACAGAGCATTAGAGTTGAGCAATAAACTTGCAGGAGAGCGTGCTGAACAAAAAAAACAGGATAAGATAGAAGGTATAACAAAAAAGACCGCACTAGTTACGGACCTAGAGACAGAATTTGAACAAGTTAATAATGAAGCGAATGCAATCTTTTTAGAGGTAGAGAAAGATATAGAAAGAGGCGGCGTCACTACAGCTATAGCAGGGAGAATGGAAAGAGCTAGACTTAGAGAGAATACATTAAAAGCATTAAATGTTTCTACAAGGTTAAACGCTGCACGGGGTACACTAAAGGCAGCTGAAGCAAGGGCCGACCAAGCAGTTGATGAGCTGTTTGACCCCATAAGAGATGAATATGACGCTAAGATAAGAAATTTAGAAATTCTGTCTAAGTCTCCTAAACTTACAGCAGAAGAAAAGAAACAAACTGCCGACATGAAAGCTAACCTAGAAGCACAAAAAGAAAAAACAGATGAATTAAAGGCAATAAAACTATATAATAAAAAGTTAACAATAGAAGTTATAGCAGAGAATCCTGATATAGACCAAGCAATACTTGATAAAATAGAGGCTGCTGATTCAGAGATTGAAGCTATGAAAATCGCTGCACCTTATTTAAAAAAAGCAGCAGCAAGTACATCTATTGCAGAATATGAATATGCTAAAGAACAAGGATTTACTGGCACATTCCAACAATGGAAAGATAGACAAAGCAGATTTAAAACAGGTGTAGATAAAGATAAGGTCCCAACAAATCTTGGCGAAGCATCAAGAATAGTAGCATCGCAACTTGTTGAAATGGGGACTGATTTAAATGATGCCACTTACAAGCAAATAATACATGCAATAATTGATGACTGGAGTACTGACTCACATGCACCGACTTATGATGAAGTAAGCAGTATGGTTAATAAAGAAATGGGAATAGTCCGTGGAGGGGCAGCTCCGACAATAGAAGAAGACGAAGAAAATATTGCAAGCGATTTTATAACCGAAGCAGAACCAACAGGATTAGAAACGCTGACAACAAAAACAACTGAAACTAAACCAGCACTAGAGGGGTTTGAAGAAAAAGAAGAGTTAAAAATTACTGGTAGCGAACAAGAAGGCGAAGTAAAGGTCCTTATAGAAGATGGAAATGAAATTTGGTATGAATTTAAAAGTGGAGCATGGAATAAAATGTTTATATAACTTATATGGTATACATTCCTGGACAATTAAGTAGGCAAAAACAAGCTACAGGTGTTTATATTCCTGGTCAGTTATCAAGAAAAAGGACAAGAAAAACAGTGGATGTTTCTGATATTACTAAATTAAAAGCATACGCTGAAACAAGGGGACTTGAAGTTAAGAAAAAAAAACCATCTCTATTTAGAAGGGTTATTGATATTATTTCAAGACCACTCTATACTTCTGCTGGTGCGGTTAAGGCAGTTGTCGAGGGTGAGAACGTTGCAAAGGAGGCTTGGAAAGGCCTAACAGGTAAAGATAAAGAGACCTTTTCTGACGTCTTAGAGGTGTCGGGAGTCAAGAATAAATATGTAAAAGGTGGCTTAGGTTTTGTACTAGACGTAGCATTAGACCCACTAACATATTTTGGTGGTGGACTAATTAAGGGTGGACTGAAAATTGCAGGTAAAGGATTAAGACCAGCGGGGCGTATGGTTGCCAAGATGTCTCCTGAAAGAGCTAATTATTTAATGTCTGCGGGAGATAATTTAAAAAAAGCATTTGGCGGTGCTTTTGTTTTTGGTTATGGAACATCCAAGGGTTTGGCAGACGATGTTCACAGGGCATTAAATAAAATAGGAATTGCAAAGGAAGATATAATAGAAGGTAACATACAGGCGATTGGAAAAAAGTATGCTAAAAAAGAAATTGAGGAAGCTGGAGAGTTGATGATAACTAATAGACGATTAGAATTGGGTGCAAGAAAGACGGGTATAACCCCGACCTATAAGTTATCTAAGAGTGCCAAGGTAAATACTCTCGTGGATACCTTTAGACAAAAAGCAAAGGTGCTTGCCAAAAAATCAGGGATTGATGAAGAGAGGGCATATCAATATTATTTTCCATTTTTAAGAAAAGATAAACTTATTAAACGACCTAGCGGAGAGGCTGGCATATTAAAAACAGGGGGACAAGGATACCTCAAACAATTTGGAAACTTGATTAAGGATGAAAACCTTTTACGAAAACCAATAGAAGCATATTCACGTAGAGAGTTTGAAATAGTTCGTGATGCAATGTCAAAGGGAACGGTGGATGATTTGGTTAAAGCCTATGGCAAGCCAGCAAACTCATTTAAAAATGTAGATATGGCATCAGTAGCAGGGTATAAGCCAATTTATAAGAAAGGTCCATTACAGTTTTTTAAAGTTAAAACTCAACCAGCAGAGGATATTTTAAGACAAGTCTCTGCTCAGAGTGAGCCATTTGAACGAGCTATGATAAAGGTTGGTAAGGGAATACAAGACGCTGTAAAGGAAGGCGTTCCCGTTTCTGCTACAAAAAGTTTAAGAAAAGCAGCAGGTGTTTATGTTCCATCTACAAATGAAATTAAATTAAAATATTTTACTCCAGATGTTCTCCTTCATGAGAGAGGACATTCTTGGGACTTTATGAATAGCAGATTAAGTAAGGCTATAAATACTAATAGGACATTTCAAAAAGAGTTACGAATATTAACTGAAAGGTTTTATGGGGGTACTGCTCAACAAAGGGGGTCGGCCGTTGAAAAATGGGCCGTATTTATAGACAACTTTATTCATAACCCTAGCTTTGTAAAGAAAAATGCACCGATGTTCACCAGTTATTTTAGAAAGAAAATAAAAACAGACTGGGCTTTTAAAAAAGCATATCAGGCAGCGGCAAAGCAAATCAAGATTATTGATAAGACGGTAAAAAATATAAAGCCTGCCCTACAAAAAGCAGACAAGGGGTTTTTAGAAACAGCCATAAGGACGGCGTTTCCTGGTAAGGAGTTTGTTGGAGTTTCTAAGGCGAGGCCGATTGGTTATCTAAAAGAAACAGATGCAAAGTTTATAAACGATTTCCTATTCCCTGAATTTAAAGCAATAGATAAGTTGGCAAAAGCGTCGGGATATGATGGGTTTACACGATACTTTAAAACACTTGTAACTGCTTATTTCCCAGCATTTCATGTGCGTAATTATATCTCTGGTAATATACAAAATTATCAAGTTTTAGGAACACAGGCATTTAATCCAAAAAACCACAACGTTGCATTATCTATATTAAAGGGTACCAATAAGAGCGTTAAATTAGGAAAACAAACATACAACACAAAGACTCTTAATAAGGTAATGCAAGAAGAGTTTAAGGGTGCATCAAGGTTTATTTCTGATATTGGAGAGTATATTGAAGAATTAACTGGCAGTCGTTTTAGAGTTAAGAAAATAGGCAAAGCAAGGCAGTTCGGTAACTTTGTTGAGATGAATCAAAAAGCTGTTGCTATGACAGGAGCATTGAGGCAAGGAAAAACATTAAAAGAGGCGGTTAAGCTGGCTGAGCAGGCAGGTTTTGATTATAGTAAAATTACAAAATTTGAGAGTAAGATAATGAGAAGGGCGATTCCCTTTTATACATTTGCAAGAAAAAATGCTGAACTTCAAGCAAGAACATTTGTAAAGCGTCCAGAAAGAATTTTGAATCAAGTAAAAATGGCCAATGCTCTCAGTGTGGCATTTGGTGGCAAGACCACTCCAGAAGACTTAGAAGGACTGCCTCCATGGGTTTTGTCTGGCCTTGGATTTAAAATAGAGGGTAATAAATATCTTTCAAAATTTGGATTACCATTGGAGGAATTTTTAGAAAGAATGAATAAACCACTTGGAACCTCCCTTTCAAGCTTAAATCCAATTGTTAAATACCCACTTGAGGCAAAATTAGGCTATGATTTTTTTAGAGAAAGAGCGATTGTCGATATAAATAAAGTTGCACCAGCAACAGGAGAATTATTAATGAAAGCAAAAGAGGCAGGAAAACTGCCTAAATTTATAGATGAAGCACTAAACATCAAAAGCTATGTAAGTAAACACGATGGCAAAACAAAGTACACGATGTCACCCTCAGCTTTACATAAGCTACGAAACATACCAACCTCTCGTTTTCAAAATACTTTTGAAAAGTTATTTGATAAAGATATGGACAAGGTAAATAAATGGCTTTCGTTTTTTTCTGGTGGCAAGATATATGATATAGACCAAGAACAACAAAAGTTTTTTACAGAAAAAGATTTAAGAGATGATATAGAAAATCAACTTATGCAACGAGGAATTGGAAAAGAATTTAAAAACTTTTATATCTATAAAGATTAAGGGGCCCAAAAAGGGTCTTCTGTGCCATCCATCTGCTCAAAGTGTTTACTTGACCCACTTGAACAGTCTGGAATTACAAATGGAATTATTATAAAAACTATAATACATAAGATTATTACTGCGATTATTTCTCCTTTATCTGTTCCATTTTCATACTTCATATTAAGCTCTATATAATTTATTAAAGAAAAACTTATATTTTATTATTGGAATCTGGACTACCCTAAAGTAGTCCTTTTTCTTATGTTTAAAAACAACTGAAAAACCTTGCTGCCAATTTGGAATTAAAACATATTGAGGATACAGGCTACCTAAACTACCCAAGTTACCAAAATTGCCTAGTTTTTAAATTCTACCATCTCTTTCTAGCACTACAAAAACTAGAAATATAACTACTATCCAAAACATATTTACTTGCTTAATTCTTTTATCTTTTCTTCTAATTTCTTATTGTCTTCTGCTAGCTTTCTAAACGCTGGGAGATACCTCTGATCCATAATCTGAACAATCTCTTTTATCTTATCAACT